TACTGCGTAGCGCGAATCTGAAAGCCTCACCTATCCATCTGGCACATTTCCTCTAAGAGTTTCCAATCAGAGAAGAATGTCCAACAGTTCCTGATCAGGAACAAATGCTGTGGGGTAAGTTTTGGATATTATTTCCCTCAGCCTTGGCAAATAGCTAGACCTAGCATAAAGAAGTTGGTATGACTGTAATGTTTCAACAGCCACATCCTCATCCAAATGCCTAAGTTGTGCCATATGCTTTCCGAAGTAAGCGGGTTCCATAGTAAAATCTCTTTTAAAGATCATGCCACAGAACTCACCAACAATCGGATCCTTGATCATAATCCCCATAGACCTTATGACCGCCATTTTCTCTAATGAGTTCAACCTTGATTGTGTTAGGTCGTCACCCATAGACTTGGCCGAATCATCAGGGTCCTCGTGGACTATTCTGGCTGCGGTTTCCTCCACAGTTATCTGATCCATGGAATTATCAGAGATGGTGTTAAGGCTCCCAGACTTCATTATTCCGTCTTGTTCTTGCCTAAATTGTTTCCCATTTGAGAGTTGGAAAACAACTTTGGAATAGAGTTTCTCATAACGGAATGATGCTACCTCTAACCAAGTACCGAAAAGTGTTTGTTTATTAGGATTAGAGCATAAGTTGGTTCTGACTTCAAGGTTGACTTTCGCAAGCCAACTCCTCTTAGTCATGTCCCAAGCAGATTTGTCGTAACCATAGTTTGACGGAGGTATTAACCTCCACCCCCCATGAGTATACGACCAACCAACCATAGAAGGTATGCTTCCGAAGACATCTATCATTTTCTGATTCATTTCTCCGAACAGCATATGGTCTATTACTTGATCAACCAAAGATACGCTCATTATTAACCTATATGCCTTACTTTCTATCTTTTGCCTCTTATGAGGCTCAGGTTTAATAAATATCCTAATTGGATCAGCTTTCTTATTAACCAAGTTGTCTTGCACCATAGCCCACAACAGATCACAATTCGACTGATTCCAACTTCCGTCAGAATTCTTCAAAAGCGCTCCGTTAGTTGGCGCATAGTGTAGCAATGGTAAACCAGGTGACGAAGTCATTTCAATTTTTTCTAAAACTCTGTTGAAATGGCTCCTACTAAATAAATCATCTGGTGCTGTCCAATTCGATAACTTATACTTTTCAGTTACTGATGAGATCACTTTTTGCAACAATGAGTCGTCGGGTTCAAAAACCTCACACGAGCACTTCACGTACTCTCTGAAGTGGAACCGGAGGCTCTCCTCCTCAGCTGCTCCACCTCTTGGCGGATAGCTGAAAATTTCTGATGCAGACTTTTCCTCTTCCGTGAGGACTTCGTCGATGCGCTTGTTGATTGGGTGGGCGATTGGACTGTAAGGGACTGGCTTCTCGTAGCCGAGGAAGCTGAGCTTGGCCCTCCCGCATTTTGAGCAGGAGGGCTCTGAGAGTTTAAAGCCTCTCGCGGTGAGTCTTAATGAACTCCTCCAACCGCCTCAAGCCTATTTCTAGACTTCAAGGACGACAAGAGCATCTTGAACTCTCCCACCGCTTTCGCTGCCTCAAACTCCCAATCCTCTACTTCCTCCGACCACAAGTTTCCTCCTTGTTGTTTATGCTGTTGAGCCCATTCGCTCACCTCAACCTTCTCAAAAGGACGGTCTTTTCCCTTCCTTCTGAATTCCACGCCATCTATAACGACCGTTTGTTTCCTCTCGAAATTGTGTCTTTCCACATCATTTGGTGACTCGGGTTTTATCTTGGGCATCTTTACGTCTAGAACCGCCCTCAAGAGGCTAAATGAAATTCCCCCATTTCTGAGAGTTCCTAAACCTCCTAAGTGCATCCCTAACAGTTTTCCTGCTATGACATAAGCTGCCCCGGAAAAACCCGGTTCAGTGTTAGCGTCTATCTG